GAAGCCTCGTTTGAAAACCTCAGCGGCTTGGTCGCCATCAGCTTCTCGGACGACAACATCGACAAAACCGTCCAAGATTTGCCCGTTCTGCCCCTGCTGATTGGGGTGGACTTCAACATCGACCCCATGAGCGCCATCTGCGCGGTCAAAAAGGGCGACGTGCTCTGGGTCTTCGACGAAATCATCATGACCGGCGGCGCCACCACCTGGGATTTATGCGAAGAAATCCAATCCCGCTACGGCGTGGAGCGGCGCATCATCACGTGCCCGGACCCAACGGGTGGCGCCCGCAAAACTGCCGGCGTTGGCGCAACCGACCACAACATTTTGCGCAAATCCGGCTTCACGGTGTCCAGCCCCCGCAGCCCTTGGAAAATCCGCGACAAGATCACGTGCGTCAACACCGCGCTGCTCGATGCCACTGGAACCCGCCGCCTCTTCATCAACCCCAAGTGCAAAGAGTTAATCAAATCCCTCCGCACGCTGACTTACGCCCCTGGAACCGGCCTTCCCAACAAAAACCTTGGGGTTGACCACGCTTTCGACGCCCTCGGCTACCTCTGCCTTCAAACCTTCAACCTCGCCAAACCAGAATCCCTCGGAAAAACCAACTATCGTGTTTGGTAGTAGGTGTTTAACCGATGCCCGGCCACTACGGTGACAAAAAGAAGCCCACAAAAGGCCAAAAGAAGGTTGAAAAGGTCATGTCCGAGTACAAATCGGGCAAATTAAAATCCAGCTCGGGCAAAAAGCGGAGGAAGTGATGGCCAAGCGCGGCTTGTACAGCAACATCCACGCCAAACGCAAGCGCATCGCCGCCGGTTCCGGCGAAAAGATGCGCAAGCCTGGCGCAAAAGGCGCCCCCACCGCTGCCGCCTTCAAAAAAGCAGCTAAAACCGCCAAAAAACGGAAGAAATAGTCATGGCCGCTGTCGCCGTCACTGCCATCGACCGCTACACAAACCTGGTCGAATACACAGGCGACACGATGGACGCCGTAAACGAGTGGATCGAGGTGCCTGCCCACTCAGGCAGCTACACATTTGCGGCCACTGTTACTGGCGGCGCCAACTTCACCTTGGCATTGGAGTGCAGTTTTAACGGAAACGGCAACTGGTTCACAATCGACACCAGCAAAACAATTAACTCTGACGGTGAATACGTCTATTTTTACGATGGCAAACCCGCCGCAAAGATCCGTATGAGAGTTGCCTCCATCAGCTCTGGCACACCCAGCATTGTTCCCCACATCGGTGTTGCGTATCACGGCTAATGGCAATCCAAACGGTCAACGGAGGCTGTGTTCACATCGAAATTGACGCTGAAGACAGCCTTACCCACGCCACATTCGTGTTTAAGACACCCCAAAACCCCGAAATCATCGGCGGTTTCGTCACAATGCTTAGTCAAGGCATCGAAGTGCTGGTTCCAATTGCAGACCCCGACGACGAAGAAGAGGACGACGACTAAGCGCAAGTAGCAAACTACCCCGTAGACTGGGACAAATGCGTGTATCGCTTGGAGACTTAAGTCGTGCCCATAACCGAGCGCACCGTTAGCGGCTTAGTCCGAAATCCAGACGGTACATATTCAAATGCGGTAGTCCAAGGACTGGAAATCCCAGCCCACGACTACATCGACTTGAGCTACACCGGCGCCAACCTCACCGGCGTGGTCTACAAGGACGGCGGTTCTGGCGGCACCACAGTGGCAACGCTGACGCTTGCTTACGACGGCAGCAACAACTTGATCTCCGTCACCAAGAGCTGAGCCATGGGCGTTAAGTTCAACCCATTTACTGGGAATCTCGACCTGATCGACACCACCGCAGCGGCGGGTGCCGATACGCAGGTCCAATACAACAACGGCGGTTCGCTCGCCGGTTCCGCTGATCTGACCTGGGACGACAGCGGCAAAGAGCTGGGCGTCGGCGGCGACATCAACCTCGATGACGGTGGCACCTACGAAACCACCGTGCAGGTGGTCACACCAACTGCTAACCGCACGATCAGCTTCCCGGATGCCACCGGCACCGTCGCATTAGTTGCTGGGTCTACTGGGCAAGTTACTTATAACAACGCTGGTGCTCAAGCTGGCCTCACCTCTGCCAACATCGGCAGCACTGGTGAGATCAACATCAGCTTGGCAGGTGCTGCATCAACACCGCCTGTTTCCTTCACGGGTTCTTGGTTCACTGGTGGCACTGCTACCACGACCAAGCCTCAACTGCTGATTGAACCGACTGGTACGACTTCGACTGCGTGGAGCACGAGTGGTACTGGTCTTGGTGTTAATGCAGCGAGTGGGTTCAGCGGGAACCTGTTTGATGCCCAAACCAATGGCACGAGCTTCTTTTCGGTCGGTTCAGTAGGAAATACGTCTACTGCATTTGCTTGGCGGATCGGGTCAAACGCAGTTGCATGGTCACCATTCGGGAACGCAATAGCCTTTGGTTCTCAAGGCGGAAACCCAAGTTTACATCTTGAAGGAGCTTTTGGAGCCGGTCTTCCCAGAGACTCTTTGCTGTGGTGGACTCCACTCCCCAGTACTGGTGCTTATTCACAAAGAGACATTGCTTTAGCTCGGGATTCTGCAAATGTCTTAAAAGTCACCAACGGTTCCACAGGCGCCGGCTATATCAAGCAACTTCCTGTTCTAGTTTCACAACTACCAGCCGCAGCAACAGTTGGAGCTGGTACGCGAGGTTTCGTCTCAGACGCAACGTCTACAACCTTCGCAGCAGCACCTGTAGGCGGTGGTGCAAATACTGTCCCCGTCTACTCTGACGGTACAAACTGGCTCATCGGTTAATCATCATGGCTAACTTCACAATCTCTATCGACGACACTCTCGTCCCCGGCATCATTGCTACTGCCTCACTTGAAGGCATCTCTCCTGAAGAAGTGGTTGGCGCTTATGCCACCAGCATGGCCACTAAGGTGTGCCAAGACCTCAAGGTTGGACCGTATTACGTTGGTCCTACACCGCCTCAGTTCAATCCTGATGGCACCCCATACGATCCCAACTGGCAACCTCCCGTTGTAGACAGTGGCGACACTACTGAGCCCGATGGAGGTGATGTATGACGCTGCGATGGGTGCCTGGTTGGAACGGACTGACCGAACCTGAAGCAGTGTCTTATGTCGCTGCTGTGGAGGCAGCCGATGGCCAAGAATTAGAACATGGTGTAGCCAAGGCGATCAATGATTTTGTCCTTGGCTGCAAGAATGATGGTATCTGGGATGCGATTAAGGCGTGTTGCATCCTTGCAGGTGCTAGGACTTTGAATGGGGTGTTGGTTCCGTTGGTTGGGACTGCACCTACGAATTACAACTTTGTCTCTGGGGATTACGACCGGGAGACGGGGTTGATTGGTGATGGCAGCACTAAGTATTTGGATAGCAATCGTGCCAACAATGCCGACCCACAAACATCAAAACATCTTGCGGTTTATCAGACAGAGACTGAGACCAGAGATATTACTAGAGCAGCCATTGGAAGTGGTGCAACCAGCAGCGACAGTGCTTTGCTAACAACAACTTCTGCTAGATTTTTTAGGATCAATTCGGTCAAGGCCGGTGATTCTGGTCTAAGTTCTTTTGTTGCCGGACTTTGGGGTGCATCGCAGATTCCAGGCACAGAGACAATGGTACGTCGCTATGACTCGTTATCTTCTGAAGTCCCAAATGCTACAAGCGCGCCAACTTCAACCACAACAACTGTCTTTGATAGAGGTACTTCTAGTTTCTATGATGGACGCCTCGCCTTCTACAGCATCGGCGAATCCCTAGACCTCGCCAAACTTGACACCCGCGTGTCAGCTCTAATCACCGCTATCGGAGCAGCTATACCATGACTATTTATGTACCTGGGAAAGTAACCCTCCGCCAAACGTGGCAGCCGATGGATCCTGACGCTGCTGCTTACATCACTGCTGTAGAAACGGCAGACGGTCAAGCACTGGAGGAGAAGGTCAAAATTGCGATTGATAATTTCGTGCTTGGTTGTAAGGCGGATGGGATTTGGAATGCGATTAAAGCGAGTTGTATTTTGGCGGGAGCTAGGACACTGGCTGGTGCGCTGGTTCCGCTTGTAGGTACGGCGCCGACGAATTACAACTTCGTGGCTGGCGATTACAACAGGGAAACTGGGTTGAAGGGAAATGGGTCTAACAAATACTTAGATAGCAACAGGGCTAACAATGCTGATCCGCAAGACAGTAATCATAACGCTTTATATGTTTCAGAAACAGTTAGCGCCGGCAGAATACTTAACTCCGGCGAAAATAATGTAGAGGCTGGCACAAATACAATTGCAGCGTCATCTTCTAAGTTTAACATTAGAAATAGAACCAGTAGTGCCGTTGTCGCTATTGGTGATAACATTAGCAATAGTTTTGTGTCTGTGGGTAGAAGTGCGTCTACTGCAATTCAATTTCGATCAGGCGGTATAACAACAACGCATACTTCTGCATCTCAGGCTCCTACATCGGAACCCATTACTTTGTATTACGGTGATGGTGGTTATGCAAACCCCCGCATCGCCTTCTACTCAATCGGCGAATCCCTAGATCTCACCCTACTCGACGCCCGCGTCACCGACCTTATCAACGCAATCGGAGTGGCAATCCCATGACCTACACAAACCACGACTTTTTAGTCACTGCCACTAATCAAACGGAGGTGTTGCGATGAGCTGGATTATTACGGGAAGCTTTGCTCAACCCGACGAACCCGAAGCACTTGATTACATCGCTGCTGTAGAAGCTGCTGACGGACAGACGCTTGAGGATGGCGTTAAGTTCGCGTACAACAGTTTTATCAAAGGATGTAAGGCTGATGGCATCTGGGATGCGATTAAAGCGAGTTGTATCCTCGCAGGTGCTAGGACGTTGGATGGAGCTTTGGTGCCATTGGTGGGGACTGCGCCGACAAAGCTGGGAACAGAGGCTGGCTGGAACTACAACCGAGAAACAGGGCTAAAAGGCAATGGAACGGACAACCAGCTAAACAGCAACCGGGCTAACGATGCGGAGCCAAACATTAGCAAGCACATAGCTGTTTTTTCAACTCAGCACCATACCAGAAATACCACGAGGGCTGACATCGGATGCGGCGGCTCAATTAGTACTGGCTCTCAGCTATTGGCAACCACAAATCAACGATTCTATAGGGTGAATTGGACACAGCCTGCTGCATTTGTGTTGGATACGAGTGCGATTGCAGGGCTTTGGGGTGCATCTAGAAACAACGCAATTAACACGAGCGGCAGATACGCAGGCAGTAACTATGTAGTTGCCGATCCAGTCGCACCAACGCCTTCCTCTGGCGACATAAAAGTTTTCAGTCGAGATGGCAACTTCTCAGATGCCCGCATCGCCTTCTACAGCATCGGCG